AATAAAATGCATTTTTTCCTTTACATTCGGCTCATAATATGGTAGATTAATATTATAAGGAGAAAATATCATGACTGATTATGGAATGTTTACTACTGAAGGTAACGTTAAAGTTGCAGAGATTATCACCAAAGGATTGAATCTCAAAATCAATTATGATATTGAAACCGTTTGGAATTGGGCAGACGATGCTCTTGCACGGCTTGCACTAATTCCTGAATTTGAAGAAGCCGATGATACGGCTGTACGTGAAGCTGTTTACAGCGCCATTATATAAGGAGTATTTGTTATGGGTCGTATGAAAGAATTAGTAATGGAACAAGAAGAAATGGTTGCAGACGAAATGGATTTCGTTGCACAAGAAACTTCTTCTTATAGTGAGTTTGAACAACAAGTAATCGAGGCTTATAAGTCAAATGATTATTTGTTTTCATATGTACAGCACTCTTTAGATTATGTTAAAGAAGTTGCATATGAAATATGGAGCTTCCGCCATGCAAATTAATCAAAATCGTACCGATTGCTATATCGGTACTTTTACCACTTCTGATGAAGATCAAGCTGAGCTTAGACAAATTAGAAAAATGGTTACTAATCTAAACAAAGATTTAAAACACTTTGGATATGATTATCGTTATTATGTAAAATGTCAAGGGCGAGGTCATCGTTATGGTGTACGAAGATACAACCAATCTTTGCCCTTAACATTAGCTAAGAAAATGGATGCATACATCTATCGTCGTAGATAATTTTCATTTTTTTCTCCCGCTACTAGAGGTCCTGATGGACCTCTTTTTTTATATAAATAGATAAAAATAATCTATAGGTAGATGGTAATGGATAGCTTTAAAGGATACATTTCAGAAATGGCAGCGCAACAAGGATTTCAATATGAAGTGAATGCTGCTAAAGCACTAAAACCACTAGGAATTGTTCCTGGAAATTTTAGTCCAGCTGGCGCAGGTCATGATCAACCCGATTTAATGATTCAAAAAAATGGAGTAAAAGCAGGATTAGAATTAAAAATCACTGCTGCTTCTGCTGGCTCTCTTGTTATGAAGTATGATTCTGGTACTTGGTCAATAGGTAATCCAAATGAGAAAGATGATGAAAAGTTATTCATTATAAATCTCGCAAAAGAAGTTGGAATCACAGACTTAATTCAAAAACAATGGAGAGCAGAACCATTTAAAGGAACAGGATTAAGTAAAAAGACTGAAGCAGAAGCAGCACTTTCATCTAAACGCGAAAAATATGAACGTGATTTAAAAATGTTTAAAGATATTAAAGGTGAGATTCCTGCTGCAAAGATAGAACAATATTATAATAAAAAGAAAACATATTATGTTAATGTTGGAACACATGGTTTTTATTTACTTGGAACAAAAAATCCTTTAAAATTATCTGGCATTCCTAGATTTAGTAAATCAGCTAAAGCCACATATAGAGCTAGAGTTCAATACAAAGGAAAAGATAATTATCAATTTACTTTTGAAATGCAATTTAGTATTCCAGCCGCAAAGAAATCTCCATATAATATTGCGCCAGTTAAAGCCAAAAATAATGTTAATATTGGTGACTTAGATGTAAAATGGTTTACTGGAGCATAGAATGGCTAACACAACTAGATATTTTTCAAATACTCATTTAGCAGAAAAAGTAGATATTTCTCATAAAAGAGTTCTTAACACAGATTATATCCATAAGTTTGGTAGAAATCCAAGTGTAGGTGGTGCACCAGAAACTGTTTGGATGCAAGGTGGAATTTATGAATATTTGACTTCTCCTTCTACTGTTTATGTTACAAGTGATGATGCTGATGATGCTGCTGCTGGAACTGGAGCAAGGACCGTTACAGTTCAAGGATTGGATGTAAACTATCGTAATGTACAGGAAACATTAACAGTAGGTGGATCTGCTTCAACAGTAGAATTTTTAAGAGTGTTCCGAGCTTTTGTTGTTGAGGCAGGATCAGAAGGAACAAACGTTGGTAATGTAAGAGTTACAACAGGAGCTGGTGGAACCGGAACAGTATTAGCAGATATTGGCACTATAGGAACTGGATCAACTTTTGGATTGGGTCAAACACAACTTGCTTTATATACAATTCCAGCACACTGCACAGGATATTTAACAACTTGGAATGTTGGTATAGGCGCTTATAATAGTAGTGCTACTGTTTCGTTATATACTAGAGTTTTAAACAGCGGTTTTAGAACAAGAGATATTATGGATGTTCCAGGAGGTTATCACACAAGAAATTATGATATACCACTCCTAATAACGGCAAAAACAGATATTGAAATAAGAGCGATTGCTTCTACTGGTACCACAGTTAGTGCTTCTTTTGATCTTATAACTATAGCAAAATAATGGTTTACATTTGATAAGAATTATGGTAAGATTAGCTTATAATTAAATAAAGGTAAGAAAATGGAAACTTTCAAAAGTGTTATAAGCGAAAATAAAAACACGCACATGACTCATATTGAAGATAGAGTCATATATGGTGGTGTTAAAGGAGCTCGTGAAGCAATCTTCGCTTTACGTGATTTAAGAGATATGCTTGGAGGTGTCAAAGATGGTAATGTATCTGTTAAATGGGATGGTGCTCCTGCTATTTTTGCTGGGATTGACCCATCTGATGGCGAATTTTTTGTCGCCAAGAAAGGGATCTTCAATAAGAACCCTAAGGTATATAAGTCTGATGCTGACGTGGATGCTGATACTAGTGGTGATCTGGCTGTTAAGCTTAAGCACGCCCTTAGAGAGTTACCAAAGCTTGGAATAAAAGGTGTTGTTCAAGGTGATTTTTTGTTTGGTCCTGGTGATGTAAAAACACAGAAGATCAAAGGAGAATCATATGTTACATTCCATCCTAATACTATCGTCTATGCGGTGCCTAGCAAGTCGGCTGGAGCTAAGGCTATTAAGCAATCTAAAATTGGAATCGTCTGGCATACAACCTATAAAGGTAACTCCTTCGAAACTATGCGAGCTTCGTACGGAGTTGATGTATCCAAGTTTAACGCAACCAGAACTGTGTGGTCGCAAGACGCAATGCTCAGGGATATGACTAAGTTAACTATGTCAAAAAAGGATACTGAAGAAGTCAATCAATATCTATCTCAAGCTGGAAAGATTTTTAATCAAATTTCTGGTAGTACACTTCGTCAGCTTGAAGGTAACCAGGACTTAGCAAGATTGATAGAACAATTCCATAATAAATATGTACGTAAAGGACAGGTTATTACTGATACAACTAAGCATGCAAACATGCTTATACGTTGGATTAGATTAAAGTATGGAAAAGAAATTGCAAAGAGAAAAAGTGATAAAGGTAAGCAAGCTCAAAGAGATAAGTTATCTCAATTGCTAACCTTTTTTGATGAAAAAAATAAAGCAAGTTTAATAAAAATGTACGATTTACAAAAAGTTATCGTGCTAGCAAAATTAAAACTTATAAATATACTTAATCGGCTACAAAAAGTCGATACTTTTGTTATAACAAGAAAAGGTTTTAAAACAACAGGTCACGAAGGTTATGTAGCAATTGATAGACTTGGTGGTGATGCGGTGAAGATTGTTGATAGATTGGAATTTTCATACAACAACTTCTCGCCTGACGTTATAAAAGGATGGGACAAGCCAACGAGGAACTAATGATCGATTTTAAAGATTTAATGATAGTAGATCTCCGACCAGGAGAACCAGTAGAAATCAAATACGCTGACATGAAAAGAAAGCGTACAGATGAAGAGGTTGAGGAAGCACTTACGACGCCTCAACGCTTAGCACGTTCAAGACAAATGAAACGATTTAAAGCTCGATTAAAGTTGGGTCGTCAACGTGCAAGCAGAAGAATTGCATCAAAAGAAAAACTTGAAAAGCGTGCTAGAAAGCAGGCGAGAAATGCAGTTCTTAAAAAACTGACAAAGGATATTCCTAAGTCAGAGTTGACTTTTGCCCGTCGCCAAGAAATAGAAAAACGTCTAGATAAAATGAAACCACGGATTGACCGATTGGTTAAAAAGATGTTGCCTAAGGTAAGAAAAGCTGAGTTAACTAAAAGAAGAAAGTAAATGTACAATTCGTTTAAACAATTCCTTGTAGAAGAGGAAAAGACCGTTTATTTTACATTCGGTCGAATGAATCCTCCAACCATTGGCCATGAGAAGCTAATGGATAAGTTAGCTAGTTCATCTGGCAAAATGCCTTATCGCGTGTTTGTATCTCAATCTCAAGATGCAAAGAAAAATCCATTAACATATCAAGAAAAAATTAAGTACGCGAGGAAAATGTTTCCTCGTCATGCTCGTTCTATTATATTAAATAAAAAAATTAGAAATGCATTAGAAGCTGCGTCAGTTTTATATAAGGAAGGTTATATAAATGCTGTAATGGTTGTAGGTTCAGATAGATTACAAGAATTTAGTGCACTTCTAAAAAGATACAATGGACAAGAAGGAAGACATGGATTTTATAATTTTAAATCTATAAAGGTGATCTCAGCTGGTGCTAGAGATCCTGATGCCGAAGGAACTGAAGGTATGTCAGCGTCTAAAATGAGAAACGCGGCAGCAGAAAATGACTTTACAAAATTTGCTCAAGGCCTTCCAAAAAATATAGCAAATAACGAAGCGAAAAGAATGTTTAATGCAGTCCGTAAAGGAATGGGATTAAAAGAACAAAAAGAATTTAAAAATCATATACAATTAGAACCGGTTTCTGAATTAAGAGAATCATATGTACAAGACAAAAACATTTTCACAGTAGGTGAAAGTGTAGTTATGATGAAAAATGGTATAGTTGGAAAAATTAAACACCTTGGAACTAATTATTTAATAGTTGAATCAAAGGGTGAAACATGGAGATGCTGGTTAAGTGATGTTGATAAAGTAGATCCAAGAGAATTTACATATGATGTCTTAGATACTCCTAAAGAGTATAAGGATGGAGTTGTTAGAGAATCATTACATGAAGCTGTAGCCCCACGTTGGAAACGCTCTGGTCCAAATGGTGAGATTGAAATCACTATTAATGGTCAACGCTATCAAATCGAAAAATCACTAGATCATAATGAACGTCATAGAGGCGAATGGAAAATTATGATGTGGGATAAACGTAGACGTGAATGGGTTTGGGATAATACTGTACAAGGTAAAGGTTATGCTAAAGAACTTGTAATGGATAGACTAAAGGAAGATCGTTGGTATAAAGATCAGCCAGAATGGGGTACACCTGAATCAACTAAAAAAGCAAAGAAGATAACTCCAGGTGAACCAAAAGAAGCTACAAGTTCTCCTCAAGATCCTGATATTAAAGATCGTAAAGGAACCCAACCGAAAGCATACCATTCAGGATTATCTAAAAAAACAAAAGTTTCAAGAGATAGACATTTTAAGAAGCATGCTAAAATGGATGATGATAATCCAAAGGCATATAAAAAAGCACCAGGTGATGCAACAGCAAAAACAAAACCAAGTAAGCACACTCTAAGGTTTAAACAAATGTACGGAGAAGACAAATGATTAAATTTAAGGCTTATATTGCAGAAGATGCCTCAGCCGCATTAAAGAAAAAGGCAGAAAAATCTGGCATGCCACTAGGAGTATTACGTAAAGTATATAATAGAGGTGTAGCAGCATGGAGAACTGGACATCGTCCAGGCACTACTCCACAGCAATGGGGCTTAGCAAGAGTTAATTCTTTCGTTACAAAATCTTCTGGTACTTGGGGTAAAGCGGATAAAGATTTAGCAGCGAGGGTAAAATAATGCCAGCACCTAAAGTAGATTTACAAAAATTTAAAGCACATATGAATAGAAATAAAAAGCCAAAGAAAATGTCTTCTACTCAAAAATCATTATCTGATATTAGTAAACGTGCTAATGAAGAATGGGTGTGTGGTAAATGTAATTGCGATCCTTGCACTTGCGAAGAAGTTCATGAAGATTGTGGTTGTGAATCATGTAAAAGTAAAAGAGCACAAAAAGAAACTGCTACTCCTATGCGCACAATGAAACTTATTAATAAGATTAAAAAATCTGGTGTTGTTAAACAGGGGTCAATGGCTAAAGAAGATACCAAGCGTGAAAAGGAATTAGATCGTTATAAAATGATGAGAAAAAATGCTCGTGGATCTATGAAAAAAGCCGCGCAGTCTGGTAGTCATAGCGATATGGTAAAAGCAATGAATACTGCTAGACATGCGTCTAGGTCAATTAGTAAAATTAATAAAATGAAAACTCAGAAAGAAGATCTAAATGTAAGTGATGGCATTGGATCTTGGATTAAAGATTTTAAAAAATCAGATGCACCACAATTTGCTGGTAAATCAGATAAGAAAAGAAGAACTATGGCGGTTGCTGCATATTTAAATGCAAAAAGAAAAACAAATGAAGCCCGTGGTGAAGATGCAAAAGGTCATAAAAGAGCAACTGAAAAAGGCGCTGGATTAACACAAAAAGGCAGAGATTATTATAATAGAAAAACTGGTGGTAACTTACAAGCACCTGTAACAGGTTCAGTAAAACGTGGTAGTAAAGCTGCTAAGAGAAGAAAATCATTTTGTGCTAGAATGAGTGGTATGCCCGGACCAATGAAAGATGATAAGGGTCGTCCTACTCGTAAAGCAATGTCTCTAAGAAGGTGGAAATGCTAATGGCTGATACAGACGCACGTTTAGATCGTATTGAGGAAAAGCTTGATAAGCTTAGCGACGTTGTCGTATCTATAGCTCGATTCGAAGAAAAAATGGATGCATACAATGAGTATCGTGAAAGATCATGGGAACGTATGAATAAGTTTTCAGAAAAACTAGATGCCATAGAGAAGAAGGTTGAAGATAATTGTCGTACAGTTCAAACGATAAATAAATTATTTTGGATAGCTATTGTTTCAGCAGTCGGTGCAATAGCAGCAAATGTTCTAATGTAGAAACGGAGAAAACCATGAGAGAATGGGTAAAAGAACTTTTAGAAAAAAAGAAAAAGATGGATCCGGTTGATAAAGATGAGTTAAAAGGCACTCATGCTGATCGCAAAGATGGTGACATCGATAATGACGGTGATGAAGATGAATCTGACAAGTATCTTCATAATCGTCGTAAAACAATTAAAAAATCTATGAGCAAAGATGAAGGATATGTATCCAATGCTCAAAGAAAAGCTGTCTGGGCAACTCGCAAAGATGGTGGTAAAGGACATCCTGATGCCAAAAAAGAAAGTGTTGAAGAAAAGAATTTAACACCTAAACAAATTAAACGTGCTCTTGCAAGTATCAAGCCGTCTAAGAAAAAACCAACGCTTCCTCAAGCACCTTGGGATAAAAAGAAAAATGAAGCATATAATGAACCTCAAGGTCAAGCGAAAAGAATGATGTCTCCATTACAAAAAATGAGAATGGATAAAGAAAAAGCTGATCGTGATCGTGATGGTAAGCTTAAGCCAGGCGCAGTTAAAAAAGAAGCTACATCAGTTGATGAAATTTCAAGAACAAAATTGTCTAAATATGCTAGCGCAGCTAAGCAAGACATTGAAAGAAAAAGAAATAAAGTCAAAGCAGCATTAGATCAGCCAGCAAGTGTTAAGCATGCAAAAGCAGGGCTTAAAGCAATGTCAGGCTTAACTAAAAGATCAAGAGGATCTGATATGTATGTAAATAAAATGACTGGTCGTTCAAAAGTTAAACCAACTAATGAAGCGGCGGTTGATGAAGTTTCAAAGGGAATGGTTGGTAGATATTTGAAAAAAGTACCAGCTTCTGCTGCACATGCAGGAGATCGTGCTGGAACTGGTGGAATGGGTCAAGCAGGTGCTTCAGCTGATGTCAAAAAAGGCTATGAAAAACAACGTAAAAAAGGCATTGCTCAATTTGTGAGACGCCAGAAAGGCACAAATATGGCCGTTAATAAACTTACAGGTAAAGCAAAGGTTCCAGCTAGAGAAGCATATGAAAATATTCCTGCTGCTGATAAGAATCGTAAAGGATATCAAGATCCTATGGGTAAGGGCTTGGCACCAAATGCAAAAGCTCAAGCAGCAAAGAAAATGCCAACTCCTGAGCCAATTGATGAACCAAAAGTTGATGCGAAAAACTTTAAAGATTTCCGTAAAGGCTTAAAAGCATCACCAAAAAGAAAAGGTGATAATCCAGCAGGAGATAAGGCTCCTGTAAAATAAATGAAAATACTTGATAATGTAACTGATGAAAATTTTCAGTTCTTTGCAGCAAGGCATTATTATAATCCTCGCTGTATTGATATAGAAGAATTTCACGAAGATTTGAATAGATTTAAGTATGTTAAAAGGCTGGTGAATAAGTACCTAGAAACAGGAAAATTATCAGAACGATTAATACTAAATCATTTGATTGTTATATTCAATGCTTTTGATATAGAACCTTCTTTGAAAATGTTAGATTATAAATTGGATAAGAAACAATGGGAAGTTATTAAACCTTTTCTAGTATTCTTAAAACATATTAAAAATAATCAATATGTGAATGTGGAAATGGATAAGAAGGTGATTGAAGCTTTAAGGAAAATTTAATGGGAATAGTTAAAAGAGCTGCCGACCTTGCATTTACGTTTAGATTTCTTCGCATGCTTGTCATGGATTGGAAGAAGTGGGATGCGTATAAGCTAGGTATTATTGATGAAAATGGAAAAAGAAAAAAAGAAGTCAAGCTTGATACAAATGAGAAAAAGTCTGCTTTTACTCCGTTCATAAGACTTGCCGCAAATGTAAAAAGAACAGTTGGCTTTAATAAATTAACATCGATCGCAGCAGCTCTCTATCTTATTAAAGAGCATAATCAACTAAGTGATAAAGACATTGATAAAATACTAGATGGACTCGATATAGATCCAACAGATCTTATTAAAGAACAAAATGAATGGTTTGTATTAGAAGATAATAGATTATCACCAGGAATTTATAAAGTAAAGTACCCTAAAGTTATAAATACTACATATGAGGAGGTAGTCTCTGCTAAAGATAAGATTAAGGTAGACAACACCGCTTATCCTATAGGTCAGATCTACGGTTTAGATATTTACGAAGCAGTCCACCTTCTCTCAAATCAAAAGGTGTATATTACACCAGGAGAACTAATAAAATGAGTTTATGGGATAACATTCGAAAACGAAGAGCGGCGGGTAAGCCTAAATTAAAACCAGGTGATAAAAATTATCCAAAAACCTTGAATATTGAAGAAGTTCCAGGTGGTGCTAACACCGCATCAATTCCTAATCCAGCTACTACCTCTCAAGGACAGATTGCTGTTGACCGTAGAAGAAGAAAAGACAAGCATCCTAAACTCTTAAAGAGATTTAGAAGGTATGTAGAGGATGGCAAGTAAAATTTCAGAAAATACTGAAGTTGCTTTACCACTTAGAAATATTTTATCTTTAGTTGTAGGAGCAAGTATTGCCACGTGGGCATACTTTGGTATTGTAGAACGATTAAATAATATTGAAACATCACAAACCATGATGCATAATGATGTACAGATGAATACTGAGTTTCGTATTAAATGGCCTCGTGGTGAAATGGGAAGTTTACCAGCAGATAGCGAACAATTTATGCTAATAGAACATCTTGCTGGTGAATTAGATAAATTAACAAATGAAATAGAAAGTGGGCAAGCTCCGTTTGATCAACAACAACAATTAACTCTAAACTTTTATAAAGATCGAATTGAACAATTAGAAAAAGCTCATGAAAAAATTCGTAATGATATAATGGATTTAGTTCATGATTTAAATGGAATAAAACGTGTAAATGGGGGTCACTAATGATAGAGACTTTATTTGTTTTATTTCTTTATATGAATAACAAAGTGATAGAGTATACACCAAAGGACAGCTTAGTTGATTGTTTAGGAACTAAGCGCCAAATTGAACGAAATCTTGGTGATAGTAGCAGATATTCTTGTGAGAAGCATACTGTTAAAACTATGGAAAAGACAAATGGCAAGAAAGAAATATTAGAATTTATTGAGGATTGATATGGCTAGACTTTATTTAATATTACTAATTTTAGGATTAATGTCTTCTATTGGATATGCTGGATATTCTTATTATATGTGGTCACAAGAAACAATTGGAACACTAAGAGAAAATAACGTGAAATTAAAATCTGCTGCAGAAACTTTACAAGTGACAGTAGATAAAATGGCAGAAGATGCACAAAGAAATGAAGAATTAAATCGTAATTTAACTAAACAATTACAAAAATCACAAGAGCACCTTGATAAACTCAGAGGTGTATTTGCAGAAATTGACTTGACTATGGAGGCATTAACAAATGCACAAGGACTCGAAGACAGGGTTAATGCAGCAGTTGAAAAGCTCATTAACAGAATACAAAATGAAACTACTCCTCCTTCTGACGATCCCATTCCTACTGACAGCGTGCGGAATGAGGACACCGGAACCGGAAGTAGTGGTCCAAACTGAATATCAAGAACAACTTGTTCCTATTCAAGAAAGACCTAAAGCAGTAACTATGCCATCAGTTGATTGGTTTGTTATTACTGAAGAAAACCTAGAAGAAAAGCTAGCTGAAATCGATACTAAGACAGGCGATGTAGTTTTATTTGCTATAACTCCTAAAGGATACGAAAACCTAGCTCTTGGTATAGGTGACTTACGTAGATATATAAAGGATCAACAGGCTATCATAGGTTACTATGAAGAAGCTTTAACCTCAGAAAAATAAATCAATAAAAATTAAAAAAATATGGGAATATACCATATATGGTATATGTACAAACTCGTGTTTTAATATATAATACTATCAAGAAAACAATCCTACTTATGCAGCATGCCATCCAGGTGTGCTTGATCTTTTTTACGCAAAGGAAAAACTCATGTTAAAAATAGTTCCAAACAATTCAGAAGTTAATACCCGTCAACTTCTGTCTCAGACTAAATTTTATGAAGGGTACTCTCGTTGGAGTGAAGAATTAAATCGTTATGAAACTTGGGAAGAAGCTGTGACTCGTGTCATGGATATGCATAGAGAGTATTATTCAGAAAAAATGTCACCGGAACTAGAACAACTTATAGATGAAGCAGAGTCCTTATATAAACTACAATACGCTTTAGGTGCTCAGAGAGCGCTCCAGTTTGGCGGTGAACAGCTCAAGAAGCATCAAATGCGGATGTACAATTGCACGTCTAGTTACGCAGATAGAGCAGAATTTTTTGGTGAATTGTTTTACATCCTCTTGTGTGGTGCTGGTGCTGGATTTTCTGTTCAAAAGCATCATGTAGATAAAATGCCAGATATTACAGAACGTAAAAAACAGGCAAAGGGTTTTGTTGTTGAGGATTCAATTGAAGGTTGGGCTGATTCTTTATCAGTTCTTATGTCTTCTTATTTTGTTGGCGGTGGAACTCATCCAGATTTTGAAGGACGTAAAATTTATTTTGACTTACAAAATGTAAGACCGAAAGGCGCAAAGATTTCAGGTGGATTCAAAGCCCCTGGACCAGAACCACTTCGTCGTGCTCTCGATAAAATTGAACATATGTTACAAGGTGTTGTTTTATCTGGTCGTAAAAGGCTTAAGCCAATTGAAGTATATGATATCGCAATGCACGCCGCAGACGCAGTTTTAGCAGGTGGTGTACGTAGGTCTGCTACTATTTGCTTATTTTCACCAGACGATGAGGAGATGATGAATGCAAAAACAGGAAATTGGTTCAACGATAACCCTCAACGGGGCAGAAGCAATAATTCAGCTGTTATCGTCAGATCCGAAATTACTAAAGAAGATTTTAAAAAAATCATGGAACCAATCAAACAATTTGGAGAACCAGGATTTTACTTTGTCGAAGACAGAGATTTCACGACTAATCCGTGTGTTGAGATTGGTATGTATCCGCAAATTGATGGAGAATCAGGTTGGCAAGGATGTAACTTAACTGAAATCAACGGTGGGAAATGTACAACTGAAAAAGAATTTTATAAAGCATGTCGTGCTGCTTCAATTATGGGTACACTTCAAGCAGGATACACTGATTTTAAATATATAGGGGAAATTTCCAAAAAGATCTATGAAAGAGAAGCACTATTAGGTGTTTCAATTACAGGTTGGATGAATAATCCAGATGTTTTATTAAATGAAACTATTCAAGAAAAGGGTGCTGAAATTGTCAAACAAGTCAACCGAGAAGTTGCAGGACTTATTGGAATCAATCCAGCGGCTAGAACAACGTGTGTCAAGCCATCAGGAAACGCTTCGGTTTTATTGCAAACTGCTAGTGGTATTCACGCTGAGCATTCCCCTCGTTATTTACGCCATATACAACTAAATAAGGAGACTGAAGTTGCTCAGCTTATTGCTTCTGAAAACCCTTACATGGTTGAGGAGTCGGTATGGTCTAGCAATAACACTGATTATTGTATTGCTTTTCCTGTTATTTCCCCTCAAAACTCTCTCTATAGAGAAGACCTGTATGGAACCGAATTGCTCGAAAAAGTCAAGCTCGTTCAATCCAGCTGGGTTGAAAGTGGTACCAATAAAGAGCTGTGTGCTGATGAAAGAATCAGGCACAATGTGTCAAACACCGTTACAGTGATGCCACATATGTGGTCACAAATTGAAGATTATGTATATGAAAATCGTAATTATTTTGCAGGTATTAGTTTCTTAGCTGGTTCCGGTGATAAAGATTTTGCTCAAGCTCCTATGAGTGAAGTCATGACTGAAGATCAGATTGTTGATAAATACGGTAAAGCTGCATTGTTTGCATCTGGTCTGATTGTCGATACACGTAAATCAGGATTTAGAGATCTTTGGGATGCTACCTTTATAGCACAGCAACCTGAAGAATATAGAGGAGAAGTAAGCGACTTGAATAAAGAATGGATCCGCCGCTTTAATAAGTTTGCTGATAACTATTTTATGGGTGATACAAAGGAAACTGAGTATTGTCTAAAGGATGTTTTCCTTCTTCATAAATGGACTAAGATTCAACAGAATTATACTGCAGTGGATTTTGTAACACAACTAACAGAAAAAAGATTTACAGATATCGATACAATGGGTGCAATGGCGTGTCATGGTGGAGCGTGCGAAATTACTTTCTAGGAGCATAAGGGATTGAAACATTACTACATCGAGTGTCAATACTGTGAAGAAGAAACCACAGTTTCAACACTACAAGAAGAGCCAGATTTTTGTCCTATGTGTGGCACACAAGTAAATGCTGTTTATTTAGATCAAATGGATGATTCAAACGAGTAATAAAATGGAATTTAATTCAGTAGCTACTAATATACAAAACGCTATGATGATGCAAGGCATAAGTAAAAATATGCCTATGAATATTCCTAATAAAGCTCAATCTCTAAAAGGTGTAAGTGAAAATATGCCTTTTAACCATGAACATAAAAATACAGATCGTGAATATATTCGTGAAACATATTACAATTATAATGCTAAAGGTGAGCGAGTAATGATTAGACAAATAGGACATATGGTTGATATTACTGTACTATAAATAAACATATGTGGTATTATAATGAAAAAGAATTTGAACCAGCTGAATTTTCTTATGAAGATTTGGCTGGTTTTGTTTACATAATTACTGATTTAAATAACGGTAAAAAATATGTAGGAAAAAAATTATTTTGGGGAACAAGAAAATTAAAACCTCTTAAAGGAAAGACTCGTAAAAGAATAACAAAAATAGAGTCTGATTGGAGAGAATATTTCGGATCTAACGAAGAAGTAAAAATGTTAGTCGAAAATGAGGGACAAAAAAGATTTAAAAGGAACATCCTCCACCTATGTAAATCAAAAGGTGAAATGACTTATTTAGAAATGAAAGAACAAATTGATCGTGAAGTACTATTCCGTGATGATTATTATAATGAATTTATTGGAGGCAAAATTCATAGTAAACATTTAAAGGAATATAAAAATGTACGAATACAAAGCAAAAATTCTCCGAGTAGTTGATGGAGATACTGTAGACGTAGACATCGATTTAGGATTTGGAATTGTATTGACTGATGAAAGAGTTAGAATTATGGGTATCGATACACCTGAAACTAGAACAAGCGATAAGGTTGAAAAACTTTTTGGTTTAGCAGCAAAAGAAAGAGCAAAAGAACTTTTATCTAAAGGCGCAACTTTAAAAACCTTTGCAGCAAAAGATGGAGAGGATATGAAAGGAAAATTTGGTCGTATCCTTGGTGATTTTATTTTAAAAGATGATCGTATGTTCACTGAAGTTTTGATAGAAGAAGGGCATGCTGTAAAATATCATGGCCAGAACAAAGCAGAAATAGAAAAAAGTCATTTAGCTAATAGAAATAAATTAATGACTGAAGGTACAATAGATCCAGCGGAAGTTCAAAAAGTTTCAGAAAAATAAAAAAAATGGTTTACATTTGATAAGAACTATGGTAGAATGGTTACATAATGATAGGAGTAAACTATGATCTTAATAGATTATAATGGTATTGCCATCGGCAATGTAGTAGTACAAAAACTTGCAGCGGATGAGAATCTTATTCGACATATGATTCTAAATTCAATCCGTATGTATCGCCAAAAATTCTTAAAAGAATATGGTGAAGTTGTAATTATTGCCGATGGTACAAATAATTGGAGGAAAGAAGTATTTCCTCAATATAAAGCTAGTCGTAAAAAATCACGCGATGAATCATCTATTGATTGGAATGAAGTGTTTCGTATTATCAATATGGTTCGTGATGAAATACGAGATAATTTTCCTTATAAAGTTATGCACCAACAAGGTTGTGAAGCCGATGATGTAATTGCTCAAATCGCATTACAAACTCAAGAGTTTGGCAAACATGAGCCTGTCATGATCGTTTCAGCCGATAAAGATTTTATTCAATTACAAAAACATAAGAACATTCGTCAGTTTTCCCCTATGACTAAAAAATATGTTTCTGATCCTAATCCTCATAAATATATGATGGAACATATTTTCCGCGGAGATGGTGGCGACGGAGTCCCTAATGTGCTCTCTGATGACAATGTTTTTGTAGAAGGACGTAGACAATCTCCTGTAACAAAGAAAAAGATTGAGCAATGGTTATCATCTGATAATTTACAAGCTGCTATGGGAGATGATATATATCGTAACTACCAACGTAATCAACGTATGATTGACTTAACTATGACACCTGATAATATTAAACAGGAAATTATTGAAACCTATGAAGGCCAAGATCCTTGGTCAAACAAAGGAAAAGTTTTTCCTTATTTAATTGCTAAACGCTGCAAATTACTTATGGAAAATGTTCAAGAATTTATATGATGATTATATATAAAATTAAGATGAATAGGAGTTTATAATGGTAATGCTAGTTCATGAAGTTCTTGACGAAGCTAGAAAAAAACGAAAAAAAGACGAACGAATTCAAGTGCTAAAAAATAATGAGTCATGGGCACTTAAAGATATTCTCAGAGGTTCAATGGATCCTACCATTGAATGGAATCTGCCAACAGGGGAGGATGTTCCTTACACCCCTAATCAACCGCATTCAGCACCAGGTAATCTATTACGTGAAAACACAAAGTTTAAGTTCTTTGTGAAAGGTGGACCTGGTGACAAAATGATGAAGGCAAAGCGAGAACAGATATTCATTGGGATTCTAGAAGGTATAGATCCTAATGATGCATTGTTAGTCATCGATATGATTAACAAAAAACCGCCTTCGGGCATAACTAAACAAGTAGTAGAGGAGGCTTTCCCTGGCTTACTTAAGGGTTAAAAACAATAAAAATAGAAACTCAAACTACTAAGGTCGCTGCGCTTCTGTGCTAGCGGCCTTATACACTTCAAAGGAGGACAAATGTCCAAGTTAGAAAGACTGCAACAAGATTCAAAAGAGCTGAAAAAATTTGTAGAAAAACTAACAAAGGAGGGTAATGATTCATTAGCATCTAAAGTTCTACTTAAAAAGAGATTTTTAGATAGACGGATCGATGAATTATATTCTACAGCATAAAAAGGTGTACATTTTTGAAATATTTGGTATAATAGATTAGGGAGCTTTAAGGTGGATGGATAAATAGTTATGTTATTCATCCATCTTTCGTTAAAATGAATTATTTACAATTTTATGGTTTACTTTTGGTTTCATATATGGTAAGATTTTATAATGGAGGTTACATATGAATATTTTTATCTTAGATCGTGATCCTATTATTGCTGCACAATTACAGTGTGACAAACATGTGGTCAAAATGATTGTCGAATCAGCTCAAATGCTATCCACAGCACATCGTATGCTCGATGGTTATGTTGAAAAACGTCCATCAAAATCAGGTAAACGTATGATCAATTATTGGGTACATCCAACACCACATAAAGAAGAACGTCTATACAAAGCTGTGCATCATGGTCATCCATCAACAGTATGGACTATGGAATCGGATCGTAATTATAAATGGCATTACGATCATTTTGTTGCTTTGCTTCACGAATATACTCATCGGTATGGTAAAGAACATGGTACATCAAAATTACAGGATATACTTACTTTGCCTCCACGTAATATCAAAAAGCGAGGCCTAACACCTTTTAAGTTAGCTATGGCTGACTATCCCGAATGCATTGCTCTTGGCGATCCAGTCGAGGCGTACCGTGCATTCTATCAAACCAAGCAATCAAGATTTAAAATGGCTTGGACAAACCGCAACGTACCTGAATGGTTCAAGGAGGTAGCATGACTAAAGACAAAACACGCGCGTCAAGAATGATGAGATCTAAAGCAGCTAGATTACGTAGAAAAGCTCGTAAGACTATGATTGAAGATCGAACACTGCGTTTGTTTGCTCGACTCCGAAGAAAAAGGAAACAAGCAGCATAAAGTTGTTTACTTTTGGTTTAAATTGTGGTAGATTAAATTATGGATATAAAATTTTCTGGATATAAAATGTCATCTAAACAGCAAGCGATCATATGCGAAGCCTGTGATCTCGTGCTTAGCCAACTCGTGTCTAAAAGATTAAAGGACTCTTTATTCTTAAATATTCATGTTGTTAAAGACTTACATGTGACACATGGTATATGGGGCGATGTAGATGTTGAAGACTGCTACGAAAAGTCACCAAAAGAATACACAATTCGAGTAAATTACTCTGGTATAAAATCCTTTATTAAAATGCTAGAAGTATTGAGTCATGAGTTAGTTCATGTGGCTCAATACGCTACTCGTAGAATGAGGATTTTATCAGAATCATTTAAAGTAGCTTATGGTAAAGAACACTTTAACAGTCATCGTATGCCATATTCTGAAAGACCATGGGAGATTGAAGCACACGAAAAAGAATACATATTATTTAGTAAAGCAGTAAATTCTTCTGATAACATACAAAAATACATAGAAAAATCTAGTTATCACTATGGGTTAGGAATGTAATGTTTGGTGAAATAGAATATAAAGTAATAGATGAAGTTAAGTTTGGTCCTGAGGATAATCCTGGCACTTGGCTTCGTTTAGAAGAGTCACCAAAAGGTAAGAGAGTCATTAGATCTTGGTCTGGTGCTGGTAGAGATAAGTATTGGAAAGTAATGTATAGATATGATGTAGACAAAAATTGGGAAAGCTGGAAAAAGATATGCCAACGTATACGCTTAGGGACATAAAAAATAATCATGAATGGGAAGTTATTTGTTCATGGGATGAGTTACAGACAACATTAGACGAACTACCCAATGTAATTCAAGT